TGATGGTGGTATGGTTCAAGACGCATTGAGGCTGGCACGGTCTCGGCAGGGCTATGCGACAAAAGGTGAAGTAGAGGGCGATGTTCAGTTTGCTCCAGAATATATGCCGAGACCTACGGAACAAGTTCAGCAGCCTAATGAAGCATCTAGCCAAGAGTTCATCCACGAAGGTCTCAAAGGTTCTGCTCCTCAGTATGACCCTGAAGGCGGCATGAAAACAGCTAAAGAAGCTGGCCAGCTTGTCGCTGGCATGACCACACCGGGGGCTATTGCTGATGCTGCAGGGTATCTTGGTGGCCCGTCTGCACTGCAGAATGTCCTTGATAAAAATTACGGGACGGCGGCTTTACAATTGGCATCTGCTATTCCCGGAGTTGGGCCGTTGGCAAAGGCTGGTGGCGCAGCTCATTTAGCGATGTCTATGGTCCCAAAGGCTAGAGTTGTTGAAGATGCATTGCGGGTAGCAAAGAGTGATGCAATTCCAAAAGTTGCGCAGGAAATAAATGAACCTAAATTTCTTTACAGAGGAACAACCGGTAGTGATGAAAGGATTACCGGCGGCATTGGTGAGGGATATTTGTTTGCAACTCCCCATGAGGATGTAGCAAAACTTTATGGTGATAATTTAGAAAGAATAGGCATCCATCCTGATGCAAAAATTTTAATTGAGGGTTCCCCTGAATTTGCATCTGTCACGGGGAGGAGAAGAGGCCCACTACTCAGAACACTGAGAAGTGGAGAAAATTTACTTTCAGCTTCAAATGATGCATTGAAAGCTGCAAAAGACGCGGGATATGACGCTTTAGAATTTAATTCAATGAAAGATATGGGAACGGCTATTATCAACGAAGATAAATTTATTAGAAATATGGCACTTGAATCAAAAAAAATACCTAAAAAAAATAAGACGCAATTAGCAACTGGTGGCGGCGCTTGGACCCGAAAAGAAGGACAGTCACCCAGCGGCGGGTTGAATCAAAAGGGCAGAGATTCTTTAAAGGCACAGGGTCACGATATTAAGCCTCCTCAGCCTGAAGGTGGACCGCGCCGTGATTCATATTGCGCCCGTTCTGCTGGTCAGGCAAAAATGTTCCCTGAAGCAGCTAAAGACCCTAACAGCAGGCTCAACAAAGCTAGGCGCAAATGGAATTGTGCTGATGGGGGAGCTGTTGATGACGCTATGAGATTGGCTAAAGGTGGTGAAGTATGGGAAAAACCCCGTCCTAAGTCACTTGGTAAGCCAAAACATTTGTCCGAAAGCCAAAAAGCAAGCGCAAAAGCGTCTGCAAAGGCAGCGGGAAGGCCGTATCCGTCATTTGTGGACAATATTAACGCTGCAAAGAGAGGTAAATAACCTATTTTTGCTATTTTTTGCCTTACGCCAAGGCATTTAACGCTCTTAGTTGGCCATTAGGAGCATGAAAAGCCCTGAAAAACGCTATTTCAGGCGAAAAATCCTTAAGGAATGACGAAAATGGTTTACGATTACAAAAAAGCTGCGAAAGAGTCGCAGACAAAGAAGCTAAAAAGCTACGGGCTGGACAAAGACGCCCTTGGTTCGAAGGTAAAAGCGAAGAACTGGGCCGGCGAAGACGCCCTTTCGACCGACCAGCAGGCCGGCAGAGCGCCTCTTAACTCAAAAAAGTATATTCCGCCGGAAGTTACGCCTGAGCGCGTTGCTAAGAAGAAGGGTGGGGCTGTTTCTGGCGCTCAGAGCTTGAAGCGTCTGGATAAATCACCGCGCAAGAGCAAATCTCTGACTGAAAGCGCTGCGCGTCCTGCCATGAAGGGCACTGGACAGCGTTCTGGCGAGATTCCGTCTGGCACATCTGAGCAGGAGAACTGGGACCCGCAGACCAAATTCATTCCGGGCGAGATGAATGAGTCATCACCGCGTAAAAAAGGCGGTCGTGTCGCCAAAGCTTACGGCGGTGGTTTTGAAGCCCTTATGGATGATATCGGAAGCGCTTTGTTTGGCGGTGATGAAGAAGCTGCGGCTCCGGCCCCGGCTCGTCGTGCTGCGCGTCCTGCTGCTCGCCCCGCTGCTCATCCGCGCGGTGTGATTAAGCGTCATATTACAGAGGTTGAGCATCCTGTTGCTCATGGTCCGGTTGAAATGGTTTCGCCTCCGATGCCCCCGCGTCGTCCGGCTGAACTGTCTGCTCCTCCGGCTGCTTCTGGTTCAGCGCTTGGCCGTCCGGATGAAGGTGGTCAGGGTGCTTTCCTTGACCGGTATGCGTATGACCGCAACCCGACACCGGCTGCTGCTTCTAGCTCACCGGCTCCGACAGGCGCTGCTGCTGGTATGCCTGATGAAGGTGGACAGGCTGCGTTCCTGCGTTCAATGCTTGCTAACGAACGACCGCAGGCTTCAACACCGTTCCTCACTGACCAGCTGTATCGCAAAAAGGGTGGTCGTGTTCAGGATTATACTGACCGTTCGCATGACGCAGTCGGCAAGCAATACCGCAAGGTATCTAAAGCCAATGGTGGCATGGCTGAGCACGAAGATGACGACCACGATGACCATGAAGATGAGGCGATGGACCGCGCTCTCGTCAAGAAGATGGTCAAAGAAAAAGCTCTTACAGGCCGCTGTGAAGGTGGTCGTATGGGTCGAGCCAAGGGGGGCAAGACAACGGTTAATATCATGGTTGGCGGACAGCCACAGGGTGGTCAGCCGCAGGGCGGTCCCGGTATGGACCCGATGCTTATGGCCGCTCTTGCTGGTGCCGCTGGTGGCCCCGGAGCAATGCCGCCCCCGCCGCCTCCTGGAGCCGGTGCGGGAGCACCTCCGCCGGCAATGATGGCGCCACCGATGATGCCCCCCGCTCCGCCGCCAGCCGCTGGGCCGGGTGGACCTCCGATGCCTCGCAAATCGGGTGGCCGCGCCATGGATGTTCAGGTTCCGTATCGCAAAGCCAAGAAGGATGAATACGGATATCCGAAGACGACTTTTGGAAATAACGGAATGGGTCGCAAGCAAAAAGCTGAAGCTTACGGCGACAAACAAAAGTCGTAATGATTAACATCGGCTCCTAGTCACGCTGATTGGGAGCCGATTAACTTGGAGGTATGAGTTGAATCTTGATTTAAAGCTCTATCAACTGATAGAAAAAGAAATCGGAGAGCATTTAGAAAAACATGCTTCCGAACTCATCGTCGGCAGGCCGCAGACGTATGACGATTATCGATACCGCGTTGGTGTCATCAAAGGTTTGCGAGACGCGCTCGCAATAGCGGAGGAGGCCAACCGCGAAGCCATTGGCCTTAGTGATAAAGAAAGGTAACTGCGATGCCCGCAGTAGAATACCAACATGATACAGACCCGAAACAGGCGCTTCTGGATAAGGTCGGTGATATAAGTGGGATTGAGATTTTTGGATCGGACGTACTTTTGGCGCTATATACACCGCCTGAAAAAACAAAGTCCGGTCTAATTATTTCGGATGACACAAGAAATGAGTTTAAATTTCAGGGCAAAGCTGGCCTTGTAGTTAAACTTGGAAGCACTGCATATCGCGATGAGCAGGGAAATAAGTTCAGAGATATTGAGGTTGGAGATTGGGTCTGTTTTCGTCCATCAGATGGATGGCCGCTTCAATTAAATACTCGACGCACACGGATATCGAAAGACGGTATCGTTGATTGCCGTATTATTACAGATATCAACATTCGCGCCAGGGTAAGCCACCCTGATGAAATTTACTAAAAAGGGGCGCTCCCATGACAGATGATGAAAATAAACCTGCTCCGGTAGAGGTTGTATTACCCCCGGAAGATATTGTTGAAGTAGACCTTGAGGCGAAAGATAAGAAGGTCAAAGAACCTGTCGCCGAAATCAAGGCGGAAGAAAAAGCGCCGGAAGTAGAAACTTCCCGCAAACAAGAACCTGACGAAAGAGAAAAGGCTCTTCAGGAGCTAAAACGTCAATATGAATTCCAGAAAAGCGTTGCTGAAGCAGAGCGAAATGCTCGCAAAGCCGCTGAAGATTATGCCAGACAACAGGCTTATCAGGTAAACAATGCGCGTAATGAAGTTCAGGATTCAAACCTGAAAGTCATTATGAATGCTATCGACGCGACAACGCAGGCGGCTGAAAATGCTGAGCGTGATTATGCGACAGCTATGGCTGCGGGTGATTATGCACTTGCGGCTCGTGCCCAGCGTATGATGGCGCAGGCGGAAAGCCATCTTCTCCAGCTTAATAACGGCAAGAACAAGCTGGAAGAGATGCTCCAGCAAAATACTGCCGAAGGTGCGGTAAGAGAGCCGGAAATTCCGAACTTTGAGCCGCAGATACCGCGTGACCCGGTTGAGCAGTATGCGGCTAAGCTGGCTCCCAAATCAGCTCAGTGGCTGCGTGAACATCCTGATGCGGTTAATAAGATTGGCAAACTAAGCCGCGCTCATCAGGATGCTATGGAAGACGGCATCCCGGCGGAAAGCCCTGAGTATTTCCGGTATATTGAAGCTCGTCTTGGTTACGATAGCCAGCCTGCATATCATAATGACCCAGAGCCAGAACCGGCTCCGGTTCAGCGTCAGGCTACTTCGCATAAGCGTCCAGATATGTCTGCCCCGGTTACATCATCGGCAAGTTCTATCTCGCCGCGCAGTTCATCGCCGAATAGCGTTGTTCTAAATAGCGATCAAGTTGAAATGGCTATATTGGCGTTCCCTGACATGCCGCGAGAAAAAGCCATTGAATCATATGCCAGAAACATGGCCGCCCTTATCCGTGAAGGTAAGCTCAGCGCTTAAAGGATTTAGACAATGTCTACAGAAAATAACCCGTTTGTTGATGGTCGGACCCGTGAGGGTAAGGCTCTTCGTGCTGCCTCTGCTCCTGTGGCGGATACTTATACTGAAGTTGGCTCTTCTGAGCCGGCTAAGCATCGTGAGACACCGGAAGAGGCTCGTCTTCGCGCTGAAGCCCGTATTCGGGAGATTCGCGGCAATCCCGACCTGATTGATGGCGGTGGCGAGAGAGACAAGTATTGGGCTCCTCCTCCGCCCGAAAATTGGGATTATCAGTGGAAACTCAAGGCTGTTGTTGGCCAGGATGACTTGGAAGCCATTCGGCGTGTTGAAATGGCCGGCTGGACTCCCGTTCCCCTGAGTCGTCATCCTGAGCTTATGCCCCGCGATTGGAAGGGCGATACTATTGATGTCGGTGGGTTGGTGCTCATGGAGCGTCCCAAAATGTTTACCGACGAAGCTCGCCAGGAAGAAGCCCGTCTAGCGCGTGAGGCGGTTTACATGAAGGAAGCGGCGATGAAGCAGGGTCGCGATGGAGACCTTGGTCGCCGTCAGGTCAATCGGTTCAGCAAGTCGCATAGCGCCATCTCAGTGCCTGACGCCTGATAATTCCCCTAAACTTTAGGGGAATTAAAGGACGGGGTTAATTTCCGAGCGAGCCATCGACCGGCTATCCACCCCGTCCAGCCTTGGAGGCATCTCAATAATACATAAAGCTATTGTGTTGACAAGCCTTTGGACGTACCGTAAAATATAAACTGAGAAAGAGTATATTAATTGGCGATATCGTCATTTGTGCTTTTTCAAGGAATTGTGGGTTAAATCAACAAGCCTTGACCGCGCTGGGATGGGTTATTGATTAGGCCCCGATTAGATAGGCGGCATCCGTCTATCCAGGAGCTATGGCTCCGACAATTTTAGCATCCCGCGCTGGGCTGTTTTTCAATCTTACCTGTCTGTCTCTGCCACGCGCTGTGTCAGCTAACGACATCCTCTCAATGTAAGGAGGAAGCCGTGGCAAATAATTTTGCTCCTCAGGGCTTCAGTCCCGTTAATACGTCGCTTGGCGCGGCTATCAACTGGAAACTGTCTACTCGCCGCATCAGCGCGGCGAACGCTACCCCCATCTTCAAAGGTGATGCTGTTGCCCCGGTTCTTCCGGCGAGCGGCTACATCACGCAGGCGACAAATACGTCTACTCTGACTGCTCCGCTTGCGGGCATTTTCTGGGGTTGTCAGTATCTGTCTACTTCGCAGAAGCGCATTGTTTGGTCGTCTTATTGGCCGGGCGCGGATGCAACTGGTGACGTCACTGCGTATGTCTATGACGACCCGACAGCCCGCTTCGTGGTCCAGACCTCGGGCGCCGGCTTCCAGATTACTGGCACACCTGCGACCTTTACGGACTCGCCGGTCGGTCAGTATTGCAATCTGAACGTTGGCGTGGGCAACACGCTCTCCGGTCAGTCGGGCATGTTCGTCGATACGCTTGCGACGACAGCGACATTCCCCTTCATCATCACAGACATGGTTCTGGACCCGCCGGGCTCGAATGGCGCCGACGCGACGTCGCAGTTCAACTATGTTGTGGTTGGCTTCAACAACCAGTGGCTGCGCAGCAACTCTGCTGTGACCGGCATCGCCTAAGGAGTAGTGACCAATGGCTGTTAATCTTAGCGCCATCCGGGACCTTCTGCTCCCGGGCCTTCGCGGAGTGGAAGGAAAATATCCCCAAATTCCGTCTCAGTGGGACAAAGTGTTCGAAAAAGCCAAGTCCAACATGGCTCTGGAACGCACCGCTGAAATGCGTTACCTCGGTCTTGCGGCTATCAAGACTGAAGGCGGCGCCGTCAGCTTCGACAACAACGCGTCAGAGCGTTACGTCTATAATCAGGAGCACTACGAAATCGGTCTTGGCTACGCCATTACCCGTAAGGCGATTGATGACAACCTCTACAAGACACAGTTCACACCGACGAACCTCGGCCTGATCGAATCCTTCGGTCAGACAAAGGAAATCTACGGTGCGAACCTGCTCAACACCGCGCAGACCTACAATTCTGCGATTGGTGGTGACGGTCAGCCGCTCTGCTCGCTCAATCACCCGATTGACGGCGGCGTGATTCCGAACACGCCGATTGTTCAGGTTGACCTGAACGAGTCGTCGCTGCTCAACGCAATGGTCTCGATCCGACAGAACTTCAAAGACATCGCTGGTCTGAAGATGTTCGCGCGCGGTCGTAAGCTGATCGTTCCCCCGGCTCTGGAGCCGGTTGCGATCCGTCTTACAAAGACCGAACTGCGTCCGGGCACAGCAGACAACGACGTCAACGCGATCCATACAACCGCTGGCGGTCTGCCGGAAGGTTATATGGTCATGGACTTCCTGACGTCGAACTATGCTTGGTTCCTCCTGACCAACATCAAGGGTCTGGTTTACATGGAACGTGTTCCGTATGAGATGGATATGCAGGTCGATTTCACTACGGATAACCTCCTTGTGAAAGGTTATGAACGTTATTCTTTCGGCTACTACAATTGGCGAAGCGTGTGGGGTTCATTCCCGACCCATTAAAAATCAAACACTTATGGCTTAATGCCATATTCGTTTGACTAATACAAATCTCCGGTGTATGGTTCTTTTGCATCATACATCGGAGGTTAAAATGAAGGGTGAAGCTAAGATACCAAATCTTGCGCATGAGCGCGTTCTGGAAGCTTTGAGTTACAATCCAAAGACCGGAATGTTTGTGTGGAAGATTAACCCTGCCAAAAATATTTTTGCTGGCGACGAAGCGGGTGGAAATTACACTGGTGGGTATCGGTATATTCGTCTGGATGGATGTGAAGTAACGGCAGCGCGTCTGGCGATATTTTACATGACAGGCGTTTGGCCGGTAAGCAGAGTCAGAACTAAAAACGGCATTAAAGATGATTGTCGTTATGAAAATCTGGAAGAGTCTATCAGCCTAAAGGGCTTGTTTGATTTAAGCACGAGAGAGGGGCGAATTGCTCACTCAAGGGCTTATCGGGCAGCTACTCCTAAAAAGGAGAAAGCAAGAGCCTTAAAGGACAGCTTCAATCTTTCGTTAGAGCAATTTGCGGAGATGAATGCGGCACAAGACGGCAAATGTGCAATTTGCCATCAGCCAGAGACGGAAATGAGAGACGGCAAAGTTAAAACTCTTGCTGTAGACCATTGCCACAGTCCTTGGAAAATCCGCGCCCTTCTCTGCCATGCTTGTAACAAAGCAATCGGTTTGTTGCGTGACAGCCCAGAAATCTGCCGCAGCGCTGCCGATTACTTAGAAAAACACACTGCGGATAAGTCCGCAGGGTAACCCGGGCTCCCAAGCCCTATCGACTGGCCCGGCAGACGCTGCAGAGACGATAGGACGAAACCTCCTGCAGGAGGAAAGGTAGTAAATTCAATGGGATACACGACTTTCACGGGTCCAGTTCGAGCAGGAAATATCCTGAACACGACTGGCACCACGCCGGGCGTTGACGTTGAGAACGTCGGTCAGGTGGTTATGGCGCAGAGTTTTCCGTTTACGGAAAATGGCACGCCGACTTTTACGGAAATTACGTTGCCGGGGGTTAGTCAGGTTCTGAGCATCAGTTGGACGATTTCGACGGCATTTACGAATGCGGTTAGCGTTGGTGGAACTCTGAACGGCACGACGGTTAACGCGACGTATTTTGCTAACGCGACGACACCGGGACTTGGCGTGACACTTCTTGCGCCGACGACGGTTGCCCAGTGCGGCAACTGGGTGAGCGCGGGTGTTATTTCTCCGACACAGGCGAATGACGTTCGAGTCGTTGTGGCTGGCGGCGCTGTTGCTGGCGCGGGTCGAGGCGTTCTGACAGTCCAGTATTTACAAGGGCCAAATGGCAACGTCTAACATTACTTAATATAGAAGGAATTGGTAAAATGAAGGGACGTACAGCTCGCAAAGATGGCGGCAGCGCCTA